CTTTGGTCTAACACTTGACACGTAAAAAACGAGACGATTGCACCTAAAGGAAGGAACATCGGTTGAGTCACTGAAATTTGACTTACAATACCAGCATTTAATTTAGATGCACTATAGGTCTGCACTTTTGTAAAAAGGATTGAAAATTCGGAACCAGTCGGCACGAAAGACGGGTAAAATGGAGAAGTCGGTTGCAGTGGCTCTAAATCCTTGATAGACATTATATAAATAGTGACATATTTTATTTACAATGCAATAATACCTGTTTGATCGTTACCCAAATAACAGCGTTGGTTTAATCCAATCGTAAACTGAGACGCAAACCCGCCTGCAAGTTGATTGTCCCAGTTCTTCGTTACTGATGCTCCATTATCTGTTAGACACACTGCTAATGTGTAATCACCTGTAATATAAAGTGTTCCATCAAGACCAATCGTAACTGAATTTAGATCATTAGGGGCAAGTGAAGGATCAACATTATAAATCCAATTAGTAGTGCCTGAAGCGCCATTATCAGTGACCGCTAAAACTTGCGTATCTGTAACCAAATATAACCTGTCGTAATTTCCACCAATGGAAATAGTCCTAAACAGATTAGAAGTCAAACCAACAATTGCTAAAGTCCATTTTAAAGTGCTTGTAGTTCCATTGTCTGTAATAGCGTATAACGTAGTCCCAACGCCGTAAATATAGATTGTCCCGTCCGCACCAACTGATGGTGTGCTAAACGGAACACCGCCAATAGTGCGAGACCATTTCAACAAACCCGTAGAAGTATCAACAGAGTATAAAACATTTGCGTTAGAAACGTAAAGAACAGATCCGTCATTACTTAACCCTATAAACATTGCACCAGCAGGAAGAACAAAAGTCCATTTATAGGTTGCGCTGACGCCTTCATCAGATACGGCGTAAACGTGTCCATTTTGTCCGCTAATATAGATAGTTGCATCACCTGTCGAATTATAACTGACTAAAGGAGGAAAAGGATTAGTTAAAGGAGTAAGATTGATAGACCACTCGTTAAAAGGGTTAATAGTATCAATTTCTATTAATTTATATAAAGCATTATTTGACCCGACGTATAACACAGCATCACGTCCGCAAGCGGGACTGGTTAAATTAACTTGCCCTGTAGGAAAATCCCAAAGAACAAACGCAGAATTTCCGCCATCAACCAATGCAACCAAACGTCCGCCATCTTCAGCAATATAAAGTATTCCAGTCTCACCAATTACGATGTTGTTTTCATTGAAACTGAAAGACGGATTTGAATACACCCATTTTTGAACGGGCGGATCGGGAGAGATAGGAATTCCAAGGAAGAGAGACTGACTTGTATTCTGGTCGGTTGCTTTATAAGTTGGCCAGAGACCACCCTGTATTATCGGAAATGCAATGACTTCTATTCGCCAATTAGTGATCGATGCTGCACCAAAATTATAAGTTTGAATAATAATGCGACTGGTTGTTGATCCGTAGTTCCAAGCAATCATTCCAAATCCAGCGACATTATTATAATTTACAGCATCGTCTAAATGAAGCGTCACAGTAATATTACTTAAATAGACATTTATTCCACCTTCAGGTGTATTATTTCCTAAATCAAATTCAGTTTCTTGGAAGTCATCATTTGCAATCATTGTTGGGACGCCACCGGATGCAGTGACTGTTCTTACTATTGCTTGAAATGCTTGTTGCCCGTAATTCTCTGAAGAAGGCGGAATAGTAAAAGGCAAAGTAATGAAATTAGATGGATACGAAGCAGGCTCTTGTAGTAATCCGTGAATTGACATTATATAAATAAGGGTAGATTTTTATTTATATAATAATAAAGTTTTCTATTTAGATATATCTTAGAAGATGATTAGAGGTATTTGTGAAGCCGAGACGCCATTGATTTTCCACCAGAATGTCCCATTCCCACCATTCCTGCATCAGGTCGCACACCTGACATCAAATGCTTCGATGAAATAAAGGGCATTCGCTTGATAGCAGAGGCCATCCCGTGAGCCAATTTGCCTCCGACCATTCGACGATACACAGCTTGCTCAACAGGGCGAACATCTCGCTTCTCCTTAGCGTCCAACACCATTTGCTTCGTCAAAAGACCAGTGTAGATGTTAGAAGAGCCAGACACCGTTGTAAACACACCAGAGTTGCAGCAGATGACCACAATTTCAGGCTGGAATGTAAGTTGAGTGTTATTTCGTAAAGTAATATTGAATTGAAACAGGTATTGTCCGATAGATCCTGAAGACAAGTAATCAGCAAGTGAAAGATTTTGCGCAGGAGATAATATAAGGATCGAACCAGTCGTAGCAACTGACGTTCCTGTTCCAGTTCCAGCAACAGATGTAGTAGTAGCTAAACCAGAGAACTCAACCCAAGCTTGAGTAGAGCCGTTAGCTACAGAGATGCGCCACAAGTCGTTCTGAGTAGCAGACGCCAAAAGACCCGAAGCGTTGTTGAAGTTGCAAGAAATCTGAGAAATTTCTAAGAAACTTGCGCTGTCCTTGATGGTCTGCTGAGACATCGGCACACGAGCCGTAATTATAAAATAATCTGGGATCTGATTGAGCTGGATATTTTGACTGGATATTGTCGCAACAGCTTGAGGAACCAAAGCAGGGTTGTTAGTTGATAGAGACAAATAACGGGGAAATTCCTGATAGGGCAACACATTTCGCACTGGGATAAGGTCAGAAGGTTGAGTAGATAAGAAATTAAAAAGCAGACGGGTGCCGACAAATGGCTGAACGGCCGCAGCAGGCACCGCACCTGTAATAGCAGGGCAACCAAGAGAAGGCACTATAGTCCAAGAATTAGCAGAAGAGAAAGCTCGCTTGCAAGTGGTGTCAATATTCGCTACAAAGTTCATTGTATTAACACCGCTAAAGCCTTGCATATTGTAGCAAGGGTCACCAAAGATGATGGGCGACAAGAACAATGGTTCAGTCAAAAGGGCAGACACACACACCACCCATCTCTCACCAGCAGCACCAAGAGCAATGGAAGATTGATCAACGTAGTTAGCACCACCAGCAGTCGTAAATCTGTAAAGACGCACACTAGCAGGGAAAGCGCCACGAGGAGCTTGATCCACATCGTAAGACTGGTCAGAATAATTTCCTAAAGGGTTGTTATTAGCACCGACACCATCAGCGTAATCCAAGTAAGCTTGATCAGGAAGAGTAGGTGTCATCCCGTTGTAACGGTATAATTCTCGGCTGTCATTAAGACGGAGTAAGGGGTCAATCACATCTTGTAAATTGATAGAGACGTTGCAGTTGTTAATGGTGGAGGTCAAAGTAGTCATCAATTTTGCTAAAGGAAAGGCTTGGAATGCCTCAGTAGATCCGTAGTCAAAAGCGGATTGAGCAGCAGTCACACCTGAAATAGCAAAGGACATACTTAACTCAGATTGCAGTAAAATTTCACGACTGATTACAATTGATTCACTGGGAATCTGACAATTGAAGACCATATTGGATGCCGTAGCCGTTATAGCTTGGTATTGCTGGTAGGTCACATTTGAGCCTCCAGATTGGACAGCGTAACTTAGTTCATCGGTGATGCCGAGGCGACTATCTCTGATAAGGACGGTTCTGAAATCGGAAGACATTATATAAATAAGTAAATATAAAAAAATATTCTGAACGATTTTATATTTAATCAGCAAACCTACGGTTTTCCGAACCTTTCCCTAAAAGCTAATCTTTTGCCTTAGCTTTTCCTAAAAGCTAATGAGAAACAGTATCTTTGCGGCTGAACATTATTTTAATGCTACAGGCACCGCCGCTATTCAGTTGCATCGGAAAGAATTCACCTAATTTGGATTTCCAGAAGACGCTAATATCAATCTGCGAGATAGGTTGATTTCCGAACAGATCTACTAATCTTATCTGAGTCGGAACGTAAAGCAGACTCGGTTTATACACACCATTATCAGCTACAAAATCAGTAATGATCTGAGCAAAATTTGCATTGTTACCATCATTAGCATATACAATTCCGCCGTCCGCAAAAATAAGAGGGGCTGACAGTTGATTTGGCACGATAGGAAGGGTTGCGCTTGTAAAGACGATTGATGAAATGGGTGTCCAAGATGCTACAGTAGAATATTCTTGAAAGACAGTTGTTGCTACATATTGTAAGGCTGGTGCAGCAGAAGTAGGGAGGTAAATAGTCTGAGCCCCGTTGAAATTACCGATTGCCAATTGAAAATTTTTACCGTTAGTAACGCCTTGAGTTCCGTAGTTGATGGCGACAAAAGAAGCTAACAAATTTGCTAAAGGAGAGTTAAAATAGATGCTAATAGGATTAGCTACAATACCAATAGGAAAGTTGTCGTAGAAGGCACTTTCTGCGTAGATCCCAGCGCAGTTATTATCCGTATTCCAGATGATAACAGGAGAATGAGATGCTACGACTGCAGGAAATGCCGTAACCAGAGCAAGGTGTGCGCTATCGAGAGCAGCTTGAATCAATTGTATCACGTAAGTATAATTAAAAGCGTAATAATATCCTGTAGAGTTATCTTGCAACTTATTAAAAGTCTGATTGGGAGCAGATGGTTCAGCAGCGAATGCATTCTGAGGAGACCAGATAATATCTACTTGAAAATCAACGCCTAAATAACTTAGAGTCACTGAATAAACTGTTAGATTAACATTTGCTTGATTAGGTTGGATCTCTGGCACGAATAATGGCAGCGTATTGGTATCGACTTGGAAGCGAATGATGCTAAAATAATAGTCACCGCTGTTATTAACGAAAGCATTCTGACGCTGTTCTCTAAATGATATAATTGGAGGCTGACTTGTTTGCGACAACACATTGCAGATCTGAATGTCATAGTACACCTTCGAAGGATTGTTATCTCTCTTTACTTGACTTAATTGAGACATCTATATATTTGCTAAATATTTAATATTAAAAATATGAACACTATTTTGGCGTATTTTTATATATATGTAAGAATAATGTAAAAGTTAGATTTTATTTGGATTATATTTGGTATAATCTAGATGCGAAAGTTAGATTTCTACTGTAAAATATCTAAATAGGTTATAATATAGCGATTTTAGATTATAATATAGCGATTTTAGATTATAATATATTTTTACGGGAAAAATTTATAAATTTTTCCCGTAAAATATCAGGTTAGATATTTTACAGTAGAAATCTAAGTCAGCTATATAGATTATACCAGTAGAAATCTAAAATAATCTAACTTTTACATCTTTTTCTTGATCGTTTGCAGGTATTTTATCGGAATATA